AGATTCTAATATTGATTTAGAAATTGAAGCAAAAGGAACAGGTCATGTAACGGTTAGAGGTAATACAAATTCAGGTGCTATACAGTTCAATTGTGAATCTAATTCCCACGGGCAGATACTAAAAGCACAACCACACTCAGCAGGTGTTACTAATGAAATGTTATTACCAGATGGTGCTGACTCAACATTAGTATCTCTTGTTGCAACACAAACTTTAACAAATAAAACTTTAACAACACCAGTTATTGCAGAAATAGATTCAGGATCTAGTATTACATTAGATGCAACTACAGATATTGTTTTAGATGCAGGTGGAGCTGATATTACACTTAAAGATGATGGTACAACTTTTGGTAGTTTAACAAATTCTAGTGGTGAGCTATTAATCAAATCAGGATCTACACCTACAACTGCTATGACATTTAGTGGTGCTAATGTAACTTTTGCAGGAACTGTAACAATAGGATCTGCAGAAATATCAGAAGCAGAATTAGAAATACTTGATGGTGCGACAGTCACTACAGCAGAATTAAATATATTAGATGGGGTAACATCAACAGCAGCAGAGCTAAATATTTTAGATGGTGTAACATCAACAGCAGCAGAATTAAATATAATAGATGGTGATACATCAGCTACTAGCACAACTTTAGTTGATGCTGATAGATTTGTGGTTAATGACAACGGAACTATGGTTCAAGTTGCAGCATCAGATTTAACAACATATATTAATGCTAATGCAAATTTTGCATCAGTAGGAAAAGCAATTGCAATGGCAATTGTATTTGGTTAAAATTAAACAGGAGATAATATGGCTACACCAAACATCGTAAACGTAGCAACTATTAATGCAAAGAACGCAACTGCTAACTTGACAGGTACGTCAAGAACAGAAGCTATTGATGTTCCAGCAGATAAAGTTGCAAAAATAAATACAATTCTTGTAGCAAACATTGATGGTGCAAATGCAGCTGATATAACAATTGAAGTAAGTGTTGATAATGGTTCTAACTATGTTAAACTTGCTAATACTATATCAGTGCCAGCAGATGCAACATTAAGTTTCTTAGAGAATCCTATTTATTTAGATGAAACAGACTTATTATATTTTACAGCTTCTGCTGCAAATGATTTAAGTTATTTCGTTTCTTACGAATTATTAGATGACGCATAGGAGATTTAATTATGGCGGGCAGAAATGGCGGTATAATTGGGCCTACTAGAGATATAAGCACACCAAAAACAAAAGTAACATCATTTACTTCATCAGGAACTTTTAACAAAGCTAATTGTCAATCTACAACTGCACCAGAAATCTTAGTTGTCGGTGGCGGTGGGGCTGCGGGTAATGGAAGAGCTGGTGGTGGTGGAGGTGGAGGTGGTGGTCTTAGAACAGCAACTTGTGTTTCTCTTACAAATGGAATGACGGTAACAGTTGGAGCTGGTGGTTCATCTGCACCAGGAGTTAATTCATCTTGTAGAAGTGGTAATGCATCAACTTTTGGACCAATAACATCAGCAGGTGGTGGAGGTGGAGCAGACGAATCTTCTTGTGCTTCTAAAAATACTGGAGCAGATGGTGGATCTGGTGGTGGAGGATCTTCAACAGGATCCACTCCAAAATCTGGTGGATCTGGAAACACTCCTCCTGTTAGTCCCTCTCAAGGTAATAATGGAGGTGCAGGTGATGGTCAACCAGGAGTCGCTAGAGCTGGTGGTGGCGGTGGTGGAGCAGGTGGTGCAGGAACTGCAGCACAAGTGCCAGGAACTCAAGCAGGAAATGGTGGAGCAGGAACAGCAAACGATATTACAGGAAGTTGTGTAACTTATGCAGGCGGAGGTGGAGGTGGAAGATGTTCACCTGCATGTTCTAGAGGATCAGGTGGATCTGGTGGAGGTGGTAATGCAGGATCTTGTAGTTTACCAGGTTCTAACCCAGAAAAATGTGGAGTTGCAGGGACAGCTAACACTGGAGGTGGAGGTGGAGGTGGACCTAATGGAGCTGGTGGATCAGGAATTGTTATAGTAAAAGAATCTTTTAAATGTGCATCAGGTGCATGGAATATTCATGATCACTTTGATAATATTAATAATGACACTTGGATAGCTAGAACAGAGTCAATAGATTATTTAGTAGTCGCTGGTGGTGGTGCTGGTGGACTTAGAAATCAACCATCAGCTGGAGGTGGTGGCGGAGCTGGTGGTTATAGGGCATCGGGCTTTGGACCTAGTCCACTACAGGGAACAGCACAAAGTTTAAGTTTAGGAAGTTATTCAGTTACAGTTGGAGGTGGTGGATCTGCATCATCTACAGCCTCTTCAAGTGGATCAAATTCAGTTTTAGGAACAATTACATCAGCTGGTGGTGGAGGTGGTGGAATTTTTAGTCCATCGGGTCCAATTAGTCAAGTTGGACAACCAGGAGGTTCAGGTGGTGGTGCAGCTTATTCAAGAGCAAAAGGTTGTGGTAACACACCTCCTACAAGCCCATCACAAGGAAATCCTGGTGGAGACTTAGGATCTCCTCCTCAACATGAAGCAGCAGGTGGTGGTGGTGGAGCAACCGCAGCTGGTGGAGACTCTAATCCTCCAAACAATAAAGGAGGAAATGGAGGGGCTGGAGCACCAAATAATATTTTAAGTTTAGCATGTTCTACAACATACGCTGGTGGTGGTGGAGGTGGAGCTGGGTTTTCACCTGCCCCTGGAGGCGGTGGTTGTGGTGGAGCTGGCGGTGGTGGTGCTGGTGGAGCTACAAATGGAGGTTGTGGAACGGCAGGAACAGCAAACACTGGAGCTGGTGGTGGTGGAGCTGGTGGCCATGATCCAAATCCAGGAACTAATGATACTGGTGGATCAGGTGGTTCGGGTATCGTTATTGCAAGAGCACCTTCAACTGCAGGAGTTTACTTTACAACATGCAGTACATGTGCACCAGTTACATCTCCTGATGGTTCAACTCAAATTGCAGAAATAAAAGCATCAACTAATTTAAATATTTTAGATGTAGCATGTGGTGTAGAATTAGATTATTTAGTAGTATCAGGTGGTGGAGGTGGTGGATCTAACTACGCTGGTGGTGGTGGAGCTGGAGGATTTAGAACATCTTTTCCAGGAGGTACAAAATTATTTTTAAGTCCAGGACCAAACGCTGTTACAATTGGTGCTGGTGGTTCAGGTGGTACTTCTAATAATAGAGGATCATCAGGAACAGATTCAAAAGTAGGTTATATATTTACTAATGGTGGCGGAGGTGGTGGTAATGCTACTGGAGGAATACAAGACGGACTTGATGGGGGATCTGGTGGTGGTGTCGCTAATGATGGAAACCCTTTCCCCGCACCATCAGGTAATGTTCAACCAACAAGTCCATCACAAGGAAACAACGGTGGTCAAGGTAGACAAGGTGGAGGTAATGGCTCAGGTGGTGGAGGTGGAGCTACAGCTGTTGGAGGAACAGGTGGTTCACCTAGTGGAGTTGTTATTGGAGCAGGTGGAGCTGGAGCAACAAATTGTATAACAGGAGGTCCAGTAGCTTACGCTGGTGGTGGTGGCGGTGGTGGTCAAGCCTGTTTTGCAGGAGCCTCTGGAGGAACAGGCGGAGGTGGTGCAGGTGGTGGAGCAACATCTAACTCACCTGGTAATCCAACAGGGACTGGAACAAATGGAACTGTTAATACTGGTGGCGGTGGCGGTGGAGGTTCTTGTGGAACTCAAACTGGAGGAAATGGTGGAACTGGAATTGTAGTGCTAAGAGCACCTGGACCTTTAGGGCCTAGTTTTACAGTAGCACCAGGAACTAATACAAAAGCAACATTACCAGCACCTGCAGGAGGATGCACTGTAATGACGTATACTGTAACTGGAACATTAACAATATCATAACAAAATTTTTAATAACGGAGGAAAACATATGGCACATTTTGCAGAGTTAGAATCAAAAACTGATCCAACTGGATTTACATCTGAAACACATCAGATTGTAAAAAGAGTTGTAGTTGTTGGTAATGATATTTCTGCTAATGGCGGAACTTTAGAAGATAATGACATGCATGTTGATGGAGAAACATGGTGTTCAAATTTTTTTAAAGGTGGAAGCTGGAAGCAAACATCATACAATAATAATTTTAGAAAACAGTATGCAGGTATTGGAATGAGATATGATGCATCTAAAGATAAATTTATTAATCGACAACCTTATGCATCTTGGTCACTTGATGAAAATGATGATTGGCAATCACCAATTGATTATCCATCAGTGATAGAAGAATCAGGAGTTAGATATATCGTTTCTTGGAATGAAGATAAATATAACGCTGATAATACAAGAGGTTGGGAAGCAACAAAATCTGACGATACAGCAGAAACACCTACAGTTTACGATTGGAACGGCACAGCTTGGGTATCTTAATAGGAGACTTAAATGTCAAGAACTAATGGTGGACTTATTGGTAAAACTAATGTAACTTCTTTTGGTAAGAATACTGTTACATCTAAAACATCAAGCACACCAAGTGCAGTCACTACACAACCAGGAACAAGATTAATTAAAGCTGTTATTTCCGCAGGTGGCGGAGGTGGTGGTACAGGTTCAGCAGTCGGTGGCGGTGGTGGCGGTGGTGGAGTTAAATGTTTAGAATTATCAGTAAGTGGTAACACCGCTTTAGGAGCAGTCGTAGTTGGTGGTGGTGGAGCTGGTGGTCCAAATTCAGGCTGTGGTACTATAGGATCTAATGGATCAACTTCAAGTTTAGTTGTTAGTTGTACAACTTACTCTACTACTGGCGGTGGAGGTGGTGGAGGACATGACAGTCCAACAATACGAGGAGGAAGTTCAGGAGGATCAGGTGGTGGTAGCACAGGCTATTTATCTTCAACAGGAGCATCTGGAACTTGTGGTCAAGGTAATCCAGGTGGTGATGGTTTATATCCACAAGGTGGTGGTGGTGGAGGTGGATTTTCCTCTGCTGGTGGTGATGGCTCTTCTCCAAATACAGGTGGAGCAGGTGGGGCAGGTTTAACTTTAGAAACAGATATGGCAAGTCCAACTGTGACTGTTGTAGGTTCTGGTGGTGGTGGAAGTCTTTATCAAGGTAATTTACCAGGAACTGCTGGAGCAGGAGGAACTGGTGGTGGAGCTGGTGGAAGTCCTTCATGTAAAACTAATCCAGGAGTAACAAACTCTGGTGGTGGAGGAGGTGGTGGTTTTGGCCATGATTCTAATCCCTCTAGAGGTAGTGGTGGAAATGGAGGATCAGGAGTAGTTATAGTAAAAGAATTAAACAAAGCAAGTGGTATATGGAATTTAAAAAGTCAGTTATCTAGATTAAATCAAGGAACATGGGCTAAAAGAGAAGAAACAGTAGATTATATGATAGTCGCTGGTGGTGGAGGTGGTGGTATGGATATTGGTGGTGGTGGTGGAGCAGGTGGTTATAGAGCATCAAGTTTTGGCCCTAGCCCACTTCAAGGTACAGCACAGAGTTTAGGATTAGGAAGTTATTCAGTTACAGTCGGAGCAGGTGGAGCAGGATCAACTAGTGGTCCATCAGCAGGCACAAATGGTAGTGATTCAATTTTAGGAACAATAACATCAACTGGTGGTGGAGGCGGTGGTTCAAGACCTGCTAACACTGGACAAGCTGGAGGTTCTGGTGGTGGTGGAGGTGGTGATTGTGGATCAGCAGGAGCTGGAAATACTCCCCCTGTTAGTCCTCCTCAAGGAAATAATGGTGGAACTAATGGTGGTGGTGGAGGTGGAGCTGGTGGAGCTGGTTCTAATCATCCAACAGGAAGTCATCCAAGACCAGGAGGACATGGTGGTAATGGTGTTCCAAACAATATTACAGGAACTGCAATAACAGTTGCTGGTGGTGGTGGAGGTGGTTCTTCATCATGTGGTTGTTATGGAGCAAATTCACCTAGTGCCCCAGGTGGTGGAGGTATAGGTGCTGGTACTAGTCCAACAGTAGGTGGTGCTGGTACAGCTAATACTGGTGGTGGCGGTGGAGGTGGAAGTAATGCTCCTCCAAAACCAAGTTGTGGAGCAGGTGGTGCAGGTGGTTCAGGTATTGTAGTTGTAAGAGCAGGATCATCAGGAGGAATTTCTTTTAGTTCAAATCCAGGATGTGTTGCAACTATAGGTGCAATATCTTCAGGATCATGTGTTTCTTATTTTGCAAAATTTACATCTTCAGGAACATTAAATATTAATGAAAGCACTGTTCCTTTAAATTATCTAGTAGTTGCTGGAGGTGGTGGAGGTGGATCTGGAGGTGGTGGAGCTGGAGGTTATAGAGCTTCTGGTTTTGGACCTTCTCCTTTACAAGGCTCAAGTCTTGATATATCTCCAGGAGCTTATCCAATTGTTATTGGGGGAGGAGGAACAGGAACTCCTCAATCAAACGAATGTAGACCCGCAGGTGGTGACTCATCTTTTTATGGAATTACATCATCTGGAGGTGGAGCTGGTGGAGCAGTATCAACTAAACCAGGTGGTGATGGAGGACCTGGAGGTTCTGGTGGTGGAGCAGGATTAGCTAACCCACAAGCATTATGTGGAGGAGCAGGTAATACGCCTCCTCAAGATCCTCCTCAAGGTAATTCAGGTGGTAATACACCACAAGGTGTTGCTAGTGGTGGTGGTTCTGGTGGTGGTGGAGCAACCGCTGCAGGAGCAGGGGGAGGCCCAAGTTCTGCAGGAGGAGCAGGAGCACCAAATCAAATTACAGGATCTGATGTAACTTATTCTACAGGTGGAAGTGTAACAACTGGATCACCTGTTGCAGGTGGAGATAATACAGGTAAAGGTGGTAGTGGTACTGCTTATCCATCATCTCAATCTGGTGGAAATGGTGGTTCTGGAGTTGTAATAGTAAGATTTCCAGGATCAACAACAGCAAGCGTTGCACCAGGAACAAATACATTAAGTGCTTGTGTAGGTCCAGCTAATGATAAAGTGGCTAGATTTACAGTAACAGGAACATTAACAATATCATAAAATTATACCCCTTGACTTTTTAATAAAATATAGGTATAATATATAATATGAATTTAACAAATTATTATTGGTATTTCCAAAGTGCAATACCAGAAAGAATATGTGATGAAATTGTAAAGTATGGTAAATCTATACAAGATCAAATGGCAGTCACAGGTGGTTATGGAAATAGACAATTAAATAAAAATCAAATAAAAGATTTAAAAAAGAAAAGAAATTCTAATATTGTTTGGATGAATGATAGATGGATATATAAGGAAATACATCCATATATACATCAAGCAAATAGAAATGCAGGTTGGAATTTTCATTGGGATTATTCAGAAAGTTGTCAATTTACAAAATATGAAAAAGGACAATTCTATGATTGGCACTGTGATAGTTGGGATAAACCCTATAATCAACCTAATACACCATCACATCAAAAGATAAGAAAATTATCTGTAACAGTTAGTTTATCAAATCCAAAAGAATACAAAGGTGGTGAATTAGAATTTGATTTTAGACAAAATGATCCAGATAAAAAACGAAATATTATAAAATGTACTGAAGTATTACCTAAAGGTAGTTTAGTAGTATTCCCTTCATTTGTATGGCATAGAGTCTGTCCAGTAAAAAAAGGATCAAGATATAGTTTAGTAATATGGAATCTTGGTTTCCCATTTAGATAAGGAGAATATGAAAAAAAAATTACAATTTCCAAAACAATTAAATTTAGAACAATATTTTGCATGCCCCATATGGTGGTCTGATGAACCAGGTTTTGTAAATAAATTAAATAAAGCATCAGATTCTTATATTAAAGAATCACAAAAAAATTTAAAAAAACAAATAGATAAAAGAAATAAAAAGTTTGGTGACAAAGGTGATATGGGTCATGTATTTCATTCTACTAGTTTAATTGGCGATCCTAAATTTAAAGAATTACAAAATTATATAGGTGCTACTGCTTACAATTTATTATTAGAAATGGGTTTTGATTTATCTAATTATACTATCTTTGTAACAGAAATGTGGGTTCAAGAGTTTGCTAAAAAAGGTGGTGGTCACCATACTTTACATACACATTGGAATGGACACATGTCTGGTTTTTATTTTTTAAAAGCTAGTGAAAAAACATCATTACCAATGTTTGAAGATCCAAGACCAGGTAATATGATGAATCTTTTACCAGAAAAAGATAAATCAAAAATTACTTATGCATCATCACAAATACATTATCAAGTTAAACCAGGTAGATTAATGTTTTTTCCATCATATATGCCACATCAATATGTTGTTGATATGGGATACGAACCATTTAGGTTTATACATTGGAACTGCCAAGCTATACCTAATTCAGTTTTAAATGTCTAAGGTTAATGATAATATGAAAAAAGCAGTTATACAAACTACTTTAGAAACTAATACACTTAAAAATAAACCAGATTATATAAAAAATTTTATAAAGTTAAACAAAAAATTAATAGGGAAAAATATTATTAAAAATGTCATTTCAAAAAAATAAATACACAGTTATTAAAAAAGCAATATCAGAAGAATTAGCAAATTTTGTATACAAATATTTTTTAAATAAAAGAAAAGTAGCAAGATTTTTATTTGATGAAAAATACATATCACCATATACAGAATACTTTGGTGTATGGAATGATGAGCAAGTTCCAAACACATACTCACATTATGGGGACATTGCAATGGAAACATTATTGCAAGAAGTAAAACCAATAATGGAAAAACAAACAAAATTAAAATTAAGTGAAACATATTCATATGCTAGAATATATAAAAAAGGTGATGTGCTTGCAAGACATAAAGATAGATACTCTTGTGAAATATCAACAACATTAAATCTTGGAGGTGACTCTTGGCCAATATACTTAGATCCTACAGGTAAGCAAGGTCAAGCAGGTGTTAAAATAGATTTAAAACCAGGAGATATGTTAGTATATTCTGGCTGTGATTTAGAACACTGGAGAGAAGAATTTCAAGGTAAAGATTGCGGTCAAGTATTTTTACATTACAATAAATCAAACTTAAAAACTGCAAAAGAAAATAAATTTGATAAGAGACCTTTTATAGGTTTACCAGCATGGTATAAAGGTTATAGAGTTATTAATGGCTAAAAAATTTAAAGCATATGTTGAGAGACCAAAACCAAAAAAAAGACCAAGGATACATAAAAAAAGTAAAAACAAATCTGAAAAAAGAATGTTTAAAAAATACAATAGACAGGGGAGATAATGGCAACACCAGATGAAGTAAAACTACAGAAAGGGTCGATAGCACCTACTCAAAAAGAACAAACAGGTAGTGCCAAAGCTGTTAGCCTTATTGAAAGTTTAGCAGCTGGTAAACCTAGTTTACCTACAGGCACAACTATATCACCACAATTACAAAATATAAAATCACCAGAATTATTAACTGGAACTGCACTGTCAGGACAAACAGCAGCAACAGGTTTATCTGCAGCAGTTCCTACAACAGCGGCAGCACCTACTATAACAGGTCCTACACCAGGTTTAGCGGGTACACAAGTTACAGCCCCTACTCCTACAGCAGCAGCACAAACTACAGCTGCAACAGTTGCTGGTGCTACACCTACAGTGACAGCTGCACAAATGACAGGTCTTACAGCACCTGCACAAGCTGCAACAGGAACAGTAACTGCTGATGCAACTGTAAAAGGACAATTAGGTAAATTACAAACTGAAGTAGAACAAGCACTAGCATCAGGTAATCCATTACCTGTATGGGCTAGAT